CCGATTTGACCAAGCAAACCACGGAACACACGGTTGCCATTACCACGCAAATCAGCAGTAGTTGCTAGTGCCATAATGCCACCAGTAGCTAGATTGCCCTTGATATTTGCAGCAGTGAACGGGTCAACTACTAGCACCCAGATAGACCGGCCATCCTGCAAGCGGTAAGGCTGCAAAGGTGCACGTGGAGCTGCTGCAACAGCAGAACCAAACACACCAGTGTTGTAGCCAACGCCAGTCCGCAGAGCTTTCTCGATGTTAACCAGGTCAGAGTAAGCTAGTGCATTCACAGAAGCATCAATCTGAATGGTATGAGTAGGGTTGACGCCATCTTTGAAACCCTGAGCGGTATCAAAAATAGCCTGGTCTTTAAAGCGGATAAACAAGTCAGCAAGCTTACTACGAGAGTCTTCATGCTGAGCAATGCTCAAATCGCCAATGTTGACAGCATCAAATTTATCTCCGTTATCCACCACCAAACGATAACGTTCGACAGTGATCTTGTCAGAGAATTTACGCTTCTGCTCACCTTTACCATAAGCCTGTGTCTTACCCTTAATAGCTTTACCCGAAAGATTGCCATCAAAGTCAAAAACAACAGTATGGCCTTCGGCAGCACTTTCGTTGTTGGTCTGGAACACAACAGAATCTTTGGTTGTGCCAGTATATGCCGACCAGAACGAAGTAGACGCACGCTGCAAAAGGCCTTCGCGCATCCATTTCTTGCGAACTAGGTCGGAGGTTAATGAAACTACACCAGTAGGCATATTTAACTCCTATTAGAATACAGTATGTTGGTAGTCATCTACGTCCTGTAAAGCTAATGCTTCATCAGTAGGTCTATCACCACCACCGATACCCCCCAAATTGGGTTGTTTTTCGGCTTTTTGGGACTTAATAGTTTTAGGGGTTACCAGAAACTTATAAGCCTCCTGTAAGAACTCGTCGAAGGTAACTTTACCATCTTCTAGCTTCTTACTAATCCTCGGAGGAATGTCATTTATCAGTGCTTCATCAGTTATAGGCGCATCGGAATGCTCCATGTTAAACTGCTCCAACACCTGAGCTCGTCGAGCTAGCTCTGCTTTCTGAGAGGCTTCTGAAGTCATTGAGTTAAGCTCTTCCTGATACTCCGCTGTTGCCTGCTGCTCTAATGTGTTCATCCGGACACGCCATGCTTCGGGATCCTCAAACTTCAAGAGCTCGAGCGCCTCTGCTTCTTCTGGCGGAACGGTTGCTTTCACAGTAGCAGCCCCACGTTTCTCAAGGGCTTCTCTCAGTGCCTCTTCAGTCTTCAACTGGTTACGGGTCTTACTGAGGGCACTCTCAGTATCCCGTCGACGCTTTTCAAGGGTAGCTGCAAATTTAACTGATTCGTCTACCTCTAAGTCTTTGGGTAAAACCCATGTACCTTTATCATCCTGTGTCAGTTGATTAACGGTATTATTTACTTGTTGTGCAAAGGTTTCAGTTGAAGCCTCAGCATTACCTGGGTTGCTCATATTACGCTCCTATCAATTTAAGGATTATGCCTAGTTATTCAGCTTTGTAAACTTAATGCTTTAAGATAGACATCTAGGTTTACAACAAGACAGTTGCTCGGATATAATACATTTATTAAGAGGAGTAGTTATGCAAAGAGTATTTTCGTTCTCAGTACCTGAAGATGATGTAGAGGCATATAATGCAATCAAAGCGCTAAAGCTAAAGAGCAAAAAGACTGGTGTGTCTTTTTCCTTTTTAATGCTTCAGTTAATCAAGGAACGTTACTGTGAAAACTAAGCTTCGTGGATTATTAGCGTTAGGTGCAGAGCTAAACTATGATACACTTGAAGAAGAGTTTAATACACCTAAAGCTACACTTAAAAAGTGGGCTAAGGAAATAGCTGCAGAACAGCTGGTCCAAGATATAGTTGAGCTAAAGGATGATGAGCCTGAGCTGTTTATNAATCCGGACACAGGTATCATTGAAATACTTGAGGCGCCTAAAGCTAGGGAGCTACGGCCTAAAAAAATCTCTGCCGCTAAGTTCCGTGATAGCGTTGAGGGGTTAAGGTTGCTTAATGAAGAGGTACAGGCTTCTGCGGGCACTCTTGTCACTGAGATAGCTACATGCATTGAACGAGGGTACGACGGTGATGAGAGCCTTACACCTAAAGATCTAGCTGCCTTGGCATCTGCTCTGACATCTATCCAAAATGCGTTTTTTAATAAGCCTACAACTAACATTCAAGTAAACACTATTTCAGAAGGAGGCACTTCTTTGTTGGCATCGTTTAGAGAAAATCTCAAGTCATGAAGCTAACAGAAAAACAGTTCCATGAGCTATATGGTGACAAGATAGATATGTCCCTCTTTACAAAGGAACCAGCTGATGATGTTGAGCTAGTTACTAAGTATCTGTCATCTAAGCTATGGCGTATGAACAATCTGTACACTATTGTAGATAAAGATGGCCAACGTGTCCGCTTCAATATGAATTATGCTCAGCATAGAGTGTATGCAGCAAGTCTGGAGCATCCACGCCTTATTATTCTCAAGAGCAGGCAACAGGGTATATCTACTTTCTGGCTTATAAGCTACCTTGACGACGCTTTAGTGTTGCCAGACCTAAACGTAGGCCTTATGGCTCAAGGCAAGTCTGAAGCTAGTACGCTCCTTAAGAGGGTGAAGCTAGCCTGGCAGACATTTCCTCCCAAAGTGCGTGAATTTTTAGGCATTGGGCTAGTCCGAGACAATACTGAAGAGCTATTCTTCTCCACTGGTGCTACTTTGTTTATTCGGACCTCTTTCCGGTCTGCAACTTTGCAGAGACTACATGTGTCTGAGTTTGGCAAGATAGCTAATAAGTACCCTGATAGGGCCCTTGAGACCAAGACAGGTACATTTCAGGCAATTAGACCTGGTAACACTCTAGTCGTTGAAAGCACAGCTGAAGGCGACAATGACTTTAAAGATATGTGGCATAACGCAGTGGCTGCAGAAGAGCGAGTAAAGCGTCTGAAACTGCCTATGTTTGCAGGAAAAGACTTCAAGCCGGTGTTTTTATCCTGGCTCGAGGATCCTGACTGTGTTAGTGACCATCAGGAAGAGCCCTCACTCACTCAGCAGGCTTATTTCGACAAGCTGGAGGCTGAGTGTGGATGTAAGCTAACCATTGAGCAGAAAAACTTCTGGGTGCAACAATACAGAGAGCTAGGCGATGCTATATATCAAGAGTATCCGGCTACGCCTGATGAAGCATTTGCTAAAGTGAATGATGGATCTTATTACGGAACTGCTTTTCATAAGCTAATTAGTAGCACAGGTCGGATTGTAGATGGGCTATATGACGATAATTTAGAGACGTACGTAGCTATGGACCTAGGTGTCAATGATACGTTTGTAATGGGATATTATCAACGCTTTCAAGATGAATGGCGTCTGGTGGACGAATATAGCAATTGTGGCGAAGGGCTTGAGTTTTATGTAAAGCAAATGCGTAGTACACCTTATCGTATACACACGGTATACTGCCCTCATGATATAAAAGTTACCGAATTAAGTACAGGTAAAAGCAGACTCGCTCGGTTGCATGAGCTAGGAGTAACTAATGTAGTAGTGCTTCCTCGTAATCCAATTGAAGATGGTATTGAGCGAGTACGCGCATTACTCCCTAATCTGTGGATAGATTCTAAGTGTACTTATTTAATTCAGTGCCTTAAGAACTATTCAAAGGAGTGGGACGATAAACACGGAGTCTGGAAAGCTAAGCCTNTNCATGATAAATGGAGTAATGGGGCTGATATGATTAGATATATGGCGATGAGTAGAGCTAGTTATATCAGTTCACGCGAAGCTAATAGACAAGAAAAGGCTGTGGGTGGGGTTATTGACGGATTAGCTTTGTGAAAATTTAGGCCCTTAAGCCAAATTCGGACTCCAAATTTGGCTGAATTTGGCCTCCAAATTTATTTTGTATATAATCGCCTAGGTCAAAAAGGATCAATCGTTTAATTCAATCACATGCTAGAGGCTATGAAAAGTTCAATCTTTTCAATGACTTAATAAATACAATAGAGTTATTAGCTTAATACATTTATTAAACACTAAGAATAGGATTACATTCGGCCCATAGCTTA